AAAAAGCTTGAAAGTTACGATTGAGATTAATCGGGGAATAATATGTTGTTATATTATTATAATTAGAAAAAGGGGGACTCACTTGCTCTGGTAGTTGTCAGAGTAGGTGAGTCTGTCTTCAGATGGAATAAACTGAGCTTCCCGATATTTGGTAGTGCTTAATTGTATTAGATACTGATATAACAAACTCACTTGTTCCTTGTTAATTGCAACCCCCTTATCACGGTAATGTATGTAAGCGCAATCCACACCGATCTTAAATTTCTCGGCAGTGTTAACCATGCTTAAAACCTCTTTTAAGTTTACACGTGATTCCTCCCACGATTCCTCGTCTTCGTACACTTTACTAACAGCCTTAACTGCCCTACGCACAACATCTGGAAAAAAACCATGTGGTGTTATAAAATTAGCAATGAATTCCGACACCCTCTCAAAGCTAATTTTTAGTTTATATCCATGCTCAGCGTATATTGCAGTTTTACGACCCGTTACGGTGCTGATCTTCTTTGCACGTATAGTGGAGTCGTCACCCTTAAACGATGCGTATAACATGTTTTCAATGCGGTATGCATAGCCAAGCACAGCCATGTTCAGAAGTGTGTTACCACAAATAGTAAGTGGTTGGCCAGAATGTTGCATATATTCTCCATGCAGCATAGTGATACCTTCTTTGCACTGATACAAGTTACACCATTTTTTGCGCATAGTGGAGTAGAAGTCGATAATTTTATGGTTCACACCCAATAAACCAAACAATTCCAACTCTAACTCTACCATGCTTTTTGTATGTGACACATCCATTTCACTAAAATCACAATTACAATTGACGTATTTTTCGCTGAGATATTGATCTTTATAACCAGCAAAGAAAACTGACAATTCTGCATCACTTTTATTAAATGCTAACTGTACGTTTTCATTCATGCATTCGAAAACACACTCCGTCAAATATCGTGAATAAGCACAAAAAAACAAATTCAACACTTTACTCCAAGCGCTGACGCCCTGACCTGCTTTAGATTTGGTCTCTTTCAAGCCGCTCGGGTCATGTTTATTTTGCTTTTTCATAGTGAAAGTGATCATACGACTTTTGATGTTATTTAAGTCAACCTCAAACATGTCTACTGGGTTCTTACGATTGATGATTGAACTGACTTGCCCTACAATGTTCTTAAGATTGTTCATTGGCACCAGTTCTAGATTTTCATCATCTTCATCAAGAACATAATATTCTATCTTACCTGGCTCATCGTAACACAAACCATCACTTTTACCAACTAGATTGCGACGTACTACACCTTGTGCTTCTAAAACTAGACCAACATCAGTTGTTGCAGGTTTGATTTTCTTCTGCAATTCGATGATATAATTGACAAAATGCTTTGTTAATCGGTCATCGTCAACCTTAAGTCTTTTAAATTTAGATAAATCCACAAACTTAGATAAACCAGTTCGTAAATTTTTATAATGCTCCGGTGCTAGACTAGCTCGAGTGGTAGCATAACGCGCTATCTGTGTATTTAAAGTGCCAAAGCTATCTTTGCTGTAATAAGGTAACACAAAGCGATGGTCCGATAATTTTCCACCTTTAATACTAACATCGACGGGATGTAACACACCATCAGAAATTTTCATCTGTGTTCCATCAATCTGTTTCAGTTTTAGTGGTTC